GGGCAAGGACGAGTTAATTTAAACAAACCGTCAACCGTGTAAGCTGACATTAGTCCCGATCCACACGGTATCCCGATTAAAATTTTCTTATTTTTTATATCTTCCATAGCAAATTTATTGTTATTTTTTTAGGACTCCAACTTTCAGCCCTATTCCTACCCCTTTGAGGGGGGCAGGATAGAGCTACAAGTGGTTAGGCAGTATTTACGTCAAATTTCCACGTAACTTGAAGCGAATCGCCTGAAGCGACGTTGATTGCGGAAAATACTTGGTGAGCGAGTAAAGTTCCTGCACTTGAAGCGTTTAAAACACCACTTTCACAAATGGCAAATGTGCCACCGTCAGTGAAGTTAAAAGTGTTTTGAAGTTGAGCTGTATCTCCTGAAGTGTCAGTTGTTTGTAAAGTAACTGACGAAGAAGCTCTTGCCCCACCTGAAGTTGTAATCTCACTTTCTAATTCTGTGTCTGCGTCTGCGGCGGCTGTTGTTCCTAATCCCAATGCAATGTAAACATAAGCGTCGGGTGAACCTGAACCGTTAATACGAGCGGCGATCCCTGAAACTCCGACAGTGGTAACTAAATTAGCAATTACCATTTTGTCAGTGAAGTTTCCGAATAGAGGAGAAGTAACGTTTGGGGAAATGATCCCTGCTTTTCTCAATAAAGAACCTACTTTATTAAGTTGAAATAAGGGCTTAATGTTTCCTTCAGCGTCTTTCAACTCATATTCTACATTTTCGCGTAAGCCGAATTTGGCTTTAAATGGATTGGACATTTTTGTTTTCTTTAATTAACTTGTTATTTTTTTGACAATTTCCATTTCCAATTAAACCTCTACTCCTTTGAGTTTGGCAAGCACTCCTTCTGCTTCGGCCTCTGCTTCCGACCTTTCTGCGGCCTCTGCGGCAAGAGCGTGGTCTTTCTCAAACATTTGACAATATGCTTTGACTTCTGCGGTTATCGCTTCCTCTGTTGTCCCTAATGGAAAACCTAATCTTCTTTCAGCGACAAACTCACCGTCAAACATTATATCAAACCAAACGTCCAAATAAGAGGCGTTGTCGGGCAACGAAAACTCTTTTTTGGCGTCTTTTATCTTTGCTGTATAAAGGCCTTTTACGCCTTCGTCAGCGACTTCAATGTTTTTCTTTGACATTTTGGTTTTGTTAGTGAATTGACGGAAGTTTAATACTCGCTTCCGTCGTCATAGGGCGTTAATGGCTTGACCGACCTATCAAGATTAGCGTCCTTCATTGTTTCAATTTGATTTACCAAGTCCACCTCATAAAGCTTTTCTTTCTCTGATAGTGGAATTGGACGATCCTTGCTTGACTTATAAGCGATTGATATTCTTCGGGCTAAAAGCTCGTGAAACTGACGTGGAAAGCCGTGAGTATAGTCGTCCGGATTGGTTGACATATCCTCTGTGCTTGTTAAGTCGGTGAAATCACTTGGAAAAATTATCGCCCATAATTTCAAACCGTCTGTAACATCAATTATAGCGTCACCGGATAAAATATAGATACCTTGATCCCAAAGGTCAAATTCCGGACTTCTTTCGGAATAAGTTAATTGGATAGTATCCTCGTCCAGTGCTTTGTTATAAGTGATTAAATCAGTTTCGTTAAGCTTCTCCCAATTCGTCCCGTCAAGTTTAGCTTGCAAGTATTTCATTCGTGACATAAGTTCTGCCGGCAAATCATATTCTCGTTGACCAGCAATTAAGTCACGCTCAAAGCGCAACCCAAAGTAGTCCTCTCCAACGTCCTTCGCGATAAGGCCACAAATATCGTCTTTGAAGATATTGGCCAGCACTAATATATCAGCGTCGGTGAACGTTGTTGAGTTTGTTTTTGTATAGTAGCGAATTAAACTTGCGAATTTAGTGTATATCATACGCTTATTTTAGCTTTAAGCCCCTATTGGCAAAAGATTATCAAAGTAACGAACGCTTACTCCAGCGGCGCTTAATGCTGTTGTTCCCGGAGTGAAAACATTGGTTGTGTTGGCTATAATAACGAATCCAACGACTGCCTTATGGCTATCGTCGTCAACGGCATTACCCCAATTCAAATCTGCTAATTTCCAAATGTGTCCTTCTGCAAAGTCCTGACTTGAAACTAAAGTGAATGTTGGAACACCGGTTGAAGTATTGATTTCTGCTAAAAGAGTATAAGCTCTTTCATAATCAATAGCTAACGTGGTTGGAGTATCACCGTCTTTGTCCGGTGCTGTGGTCAATGCTGGTGCGTCTGCGGTTGTAACGTCGTCAGAAATCATACCATTCGCTTTAACACGAAAGGTATTAGCGTATTTAAAGGTGGTTGTAGTCCCCCCTATTGCTAATCCCGGCGCTTTTATGCAACCGTTCTCTTGAAAAATGTTAGGCATAGAAATTGTATTATTTAATTTCTCTTAATGCGCTCTGCTAAACGACCTGTTTTATTTTAGCTTAACGCGTCTGCTATATCAGAAGCACGATCAGTCCTCTTGTTTCTGCCGGCCTGCATATTTATCTTATATTTTTCGGCGATAATAGCGGCTACTTGGACTGGAATGCTAACTTGTTCATTCTTTTTAATAGTTAGCTTATATCCGTTAATCTGCACTGGTTCTGTATCGGTTTCCCCTTCCAATTGTGGCACGAGAAAGCTGATATGTTCTGAATTGTCAAGGATATATTTTGTTTGTGCAATTATATCCTCTGGAAACTTCGCAACGGCTTCAGCTTTTATCTGTGAGAGTGGCGTCAACTTTTTTGGCGCTACGCTTACAGGTTCGGCTTCTACCTCTGCTGGTTTCTTTTGATCCGGTATTTTGACAGGAGTTTCTTTTTTTACTCCACCTAATAAAGGATCAACCTCTTTGTTTTTTTTATCACTCATAGAGTTTATTTCCTATTAAATTATTTTAAGGGCTTTGGCAGACAAATTCCAAAGCGCGGTTTGATTAAACCTTCGCGCTTTCAATTCTTTGGATAAAGTCCTCGTTTAGGATTTTAGCCACAAAAGTTGCCTTCCAACCGGAAGTTGCACGTTGGTCTAATGGATCGGCTGAACCTGCTGAACCGAGTGGCTTTACGATATTCTTTAAAGCTTCTCCTGAAATTCTTGTATTACCGTAAGCGTTTGATCCAAAAACGAGTGTGCAATATACGTCAATGTTCCCTGTTCCTTCTCCAACTTTGATTTTAGCGTTGTTGGTTTCTACAAAACGTATATCTTCGCAAGACCCGATTTCTCCTTCCATTACTCCTGATTGACTTGCGTATTTTTCAACTGGTATCCAAGTTCCTGCGGTTACTGCTAATGATCTAACTTTCACGGCAATAACTGGGTGAATGATAGAAATGAAAGCGGCTTTGATTGGACTGGTATTATATCCAGTTGTAGCGTCCACTTGTCGGGTTACCTTTTTAGCGTCATTGGCCTTTAAGGTTGCAATAACAGTATCAAGATTGGCAAGAGTAATAACGTCACCAGCGGCGACTTCGTCCGTTGCTGTGTTAGCAGTTCCGGAATAAACTACTCCTGTTCCTGTGCATAGAATATCACGACATAACTGGTCAATGGTGTCACCGTTTTGATCTCCCATAACTTCGGCGGCTTCCATTAACACTGCGTCTTTGCTTTCGTAAGAAAGCACGTCTGAAACGGTTATATAATCACCGTATTGGGCTACGGTTGCGGTTATATCCGTAACAGAAAGTTGACTACCGGCAGGGGTAACTCCCTCTGTCAATGGGGTAGTCGCGGCAGTTAGGTTTCCATATCTGCGAAACTTAATAACCTTTGTTCCCGATTTTCGCGGTATGTCCCTAATCTGCGCCCAGCGAGTATGGACAAGCAATGAAACAGCTCTTTCTAACAAAGTTCTGTCATAAAAGTTGTTCACCTCTGCTGGTATTTGTGTCCTTGTAGTTTCTGACATTTTTTAGGTTTATTATTTAACTAACTATGAGGGTGTGGTTACGACTGTTGACCACGTCTAACCCTCTCTTGTTCTTTTGCAAATTCGTCTTTACTCAAATCCCAATCACTTTTTTCTCCTTCTCCGGAACGGTTTGATCCGCCACCGGTTTGAGAATTTTTGGCTTTTTCGTCAGCCGCAGTTTTACGATCAGCACCAATCTTTAAAAGTTTATCACCAGCTACCTCATAAAAGATAGATTTAATTGGCATTTGCTTTCTTGAAGGGTGTTGCATAAAGCGACGAACTTTTGCCTCAAAGGGTTTAAAGTCCGGATTAACTGCGAGAAAATCCTTGACTTCTTTGTCGTCCTCTGCTTTTAGCGATTGATCAACGAGCGGTGCGATTAGTGGAGAAACAACTCTTGTAATTAAATCCTTATCCTCTTGGCAACTCCGTCGTCCTCGTCTTTATTATCTTCTCCCTCACCCTCACTGGCTTTTGCTTTTTTGGCAAGTTTGGCTTTTTGACGGCCTATAATAAAGTCCTGTGGTGAAAGTCGCTTACGAGTTTCCGGTTCTAATTTATCGTCGTCGTCCTCACCTTCTTTTTGAGAACCTTCTCCTTGAGGGGCTTTGGCACTTTTTTCTTGACCTTCTTGACCTTTAACGTCCTTTGGGTCAGCGCCTTCGCCTTCTCCCTTACCGGCGTCCTCTTTTCCGGTGTCCTTTTCATTGGCTATTGGTTTAATGTCAGCGCCTTTGTCCTGACCCTCGCCTGCGCCTGCACTGTTATCAGCACCGCTGTTATCAGCACCTTCGCCGACGGCTGGAATTGTTTTTTCCTCTGGCATAGTTTTATTTTAATTACACACTTTCCTTTAGTAATGCCGAAACTAAATTTAGTGGCTACACGTTTACACGTGCCTCGTTAGATTGACTGAATCTAACGGCAGAGCTTTACGAAGCTCAATTGAACCGCCTACAAGCCACATCAACCGATAGCCGAGTAACTACTAAACTATGGTAAGCGTGGATTGTAAGTAGGAAATTTGCCAAAGCCCCTCACAGTTAGGCAGTTCAAGTGAACCTCGTAAAATCACTGCAAATTTTTTCTTCTCTACTTGGACACTTCTTTTAAATTGTTAATGAGCTTTTTCTTTTTCTGCTTTTTTTATTTCAGCCATTGTTTTAAAATATGGGTCGTCGTCGTCCGGAATTTCCCCTGTTCTTTTTACTTCCTTTGCATAATTTGCCGGCGTATCTCTTAACTCAATGTTTAAGTTACGTTTTACTCTTGCCCCCTCAACTTCTTCGTCAGTTAATTTCAATTTTGTTATCGGATCAATTCCATTAAGTATAGCTGTTTCAAGATATTTTATATTATCGTTTAAAATCTTAACCATAATCGCCCAACCTGTGCTGGCCTGCATTGAAGCTAAAGCGGCAACCACCCCTTTTGTATCGTCAAGCGCTGGTGTTTCTTTCTTTGGCACTTCAACGGTCATCACTTTTTTTGTTTTCTTAATCTTCTTTGGCATAAGATTATTTTTTTATTTTGAACTCATTGTTGGTAGCGATCTCCCATTTGTTTGTTGTCCCTCTGTTTTCTCAAATGTAACCCCTGTTTCTTTCACTGCTTCTGTTGGATTGTCCGGTCTTTGTTTTCCAATATCAAGTTCAGGGTTAATTCTTTTTAACATCATAGCTCTTTTATGGGCTTCAATATGAGCATATTTTTGAGGAGAATCAGACGCCTTGTTGTGCATTTCCATATGTATAAAATCGTCGTCATAAATCATTACTTCAACCAATTTCCCTGCGTCTAATTTTTCATTTTCGCTATCAGCATTAAGTTCGTCAATTGAAGGCGGTAAAACTTGCTCAACTTCTTCTTTGTCAAATCCGGATAAGCGCCCGATTTTTCTTAAAGCAAGACGAAGGTTTGAATTTTCCGGATCAGTAGCGGCTACGTCTTTAATAAATAATCTATATTTTTGTAGTTCGTTAAACTTAACTGCGTCAGAAACGAGTTTGCTTTCAATTTTTATATCCGGATCAGTGTTGGCCACGATATTCTCACGAGTAAGAGTTCTCCACTTTGAACCCATTGCCCCGACAATTCTGATAACCTTCTCGTCAATTTTTCCTATAAAGTTTCCTTTGTAAAGCTGATACCATTGTTTCCAAAATCTTTTCTCTGACCAGCCCCAAATCTTGGCTGACAGAGAGTAGCGAGTATCTACTTTGGCTGAAACCAAATTGAGTTCGGTAGCCGTTCTCTTTTCCTCTGTTGTTGCCCCTTGTTGTAAATCCGGAGTAGCTGTCGCTCTTTGAGCGGCCGTGTCCAAAACTTCCATAATCCAACCAACCTCTTGTTTTACTACTTGTCTTTTAAGTTCTTGAACTGCACCGGTAGGATTTCCGTCAACTGGAATATGATTGTTAAAATCAATTTCTAAATTTCCTCTGTTTTTAATTAGATTAGTATTATAAAGATATGTTGGGTGTTGGCCGGCTTTGATTCCTTTCAACCCTAAATTCTGAACCACAGCGCGAGCGCGTTGTTTATCTTCAATCAAGTCCGGAATAGATACGCCGTCCCAATCGTGAGAAATAGGATACATTGGACGATCGTTTATTGGCCAAATGTCACCCTCTATTTCAGTATAGCGAATTACCCTCGTGCGGTCTGCCGCTAAAGTTATGATAATCTTTTTTCCCTTATAATTTGTAAACCATTCTAACGCCCGGTAGTCGGCATTTTCTCCAACTAATTTAGCGAACTTATTATTGTCCTCATATCCTTGCGCTTGCGCCCTTGCTTGTGCGTTAGCGTCAATTAAAGACCTAATGTCGCTGGTGTCCGGTTTTAGTCCTTTATAATTAAAATAAATTCCTGATTTGTCCATATCATTCTTGGACAATCTGATTTCTCTGCCACCAAATTTCATTGCGCCTCTGCCCTTGCGATCCCCATTAACAGATAAAGCACGAGGGTCACGTAGCCACGTCATAGGATCAAGAACTTCCGGTGTTGGACATTTCAATTTACGGTCAAACTCAAAGTTTAATAAAAGTCCTCTGCCGAAAAATGAAGCGTCCCAGTCCCATTCATAATCAAGTATATCTTTCTCCATTTCGTCATAATCATATCCAGCCAAAGAATTCAGATTTTCTGCTGTTTCTTCGTCCCCTTCTTCTCTACCTAAAAAATCCACCCCCAGTCAGTCGCTATAAAGCGACGCTAAAACCGTTTGGTGGATAGTAAATAGCAAAGGATCGCCGACGGCTTCTCCTTTACGTTTCTGATTGTTATATAGTTTGAGCCGAACGCCCCACTCGTCAAGTTTCGGCTTCATAAACCACCACGCTAATTGATATTCTGCTTCTATTTGGTCAATAAGATTCTTGTAGTTTCCTTTCCCTTCTTTCTTAATTTCTAAATCTTCATTGTTATCAATTTCTTGTGCTGGCTCTGTTGCTTGTTTTGTTTTTTTTGCCATAGTTGATTGGCAAATTCCCAACTATGTTTTTAAAACATTAACTTTTACTATTTTAAACTTATTTATTAACAGTGTCAATTGTTGTTTCTGCCATTTTTTCTAACGTGCTTAATATGTTTGCTAACTGCTGTTGGCTATATGGTATTTTATCAACCCCAGTTGTTATATCAAGCTTGAAAAATATGTTTGTTAGCCAATGCGGCCGGACGCTAATATGCGCTGTGTATAGTTGCCCTCTAATAATTGTTAAATACTCAAAATGATTTTTAAAATTGCGAAAGTATATTGGACAACCCTTATAGTTTTTTGTTTTGAATGTTGTAACTTTCATAAAGCATTTTCCATTGATCTATTATAACATATTTTTAATGTCAATGGTAATTATTTATATTTTATCATAGGGGTCATATACCGGATCGTCTGCAACCCCAACTCCTCTTGCTACTTCTCTGAAGGTTGGCTCTTGTATTAACAACCTACCAATGTTCTCAATAGTATGATCGTCCTTGTCCATTACCTTTTCCTTCTGCCCTTTTTTCTCGGCTGTCTTTCCAGTCCAATCGTCCCAGCGTAAATGTTCAAGTTCAAAAATTGTTCGCACGCAAGTATCAAAAATATAAAGTTCCGGCGCTTTAATAAATTCTTCTTTATCGTTTAATTTAATTTTCTGATAAGTTAAAGCGTCCTCAATTCTTTTGTCTGAAGCCGATCTCATTTTAGTAGCTTTCTGATAACTTAATCCGTTGTTAGCTAATTTTTGCCCTAACGTCATTCCGGCTACTTCAGAATGTTGATCTTCGTTAAAAGCTGAAGGGTCAATTATCCGACGCTCAATTCTATATTGAGTTGCTTTAGCTTTTATCTTTTGTGCCAGTTCTTCTGTCCCCCCTAAACACTTTAACCATAGTTCGTCTATAATAAATTTTCTCCCCTTCCGATCAACGGCAAGCCAATTGGCCGTGTCCGGTGTTCTATCGTGAGGATCAAGAGCTTCGTAAACAGTATAATCTCTGTAAGTTATATTGAATGGCCTGACCACGTGAATTGGACGACTGAATTGTTTAAAACGTAAACCAATTAAATGTTGAAACTTACCATAGACCCTTGCTTGTTTTTCGTCCTCTGAATACTCGGCAATCATTCTCTCAATGTGAGCGTGTTCTAAATGCCCTCTTATTCCGTGTTGCTTACAAGCGGCCTCAACCCCTGCTTCAATATAAACTCTTTGTCCTTTGGTTGCTAAATCTTTATCCGGATTAGCAATAACGTGATCATATAGCCAAGCGGCATATAGCGGAGTTTCTGAAATAAAAATGATTCCACCTTTTCTCATACGAGCGACAGTAGCTTTAAAAATAGCTTCTGTTGGTGGCTCGTCAAACCAAGCCCAACCAATAGTTGCACTTTCAAATTCTTTAGCGTCTTGCTCATAAGACATAACATCAAACTTCCAACCATTATCAGTTTCCCAAACACTATCATATTGTTTTCCACCTTTTTTAGCTTTGTAGCGTCCTTCCGGAAACCACTCTTTAAGAGTTGGAATTAGATTAGATTTTAGATTCTCCGGATCGCTGGCTATCCTACCACGTTTAGGATATGGCCACTTTTTGAATAAAGGATAATCAAAATATGGATTCTTACTATCATTGCCCCAAATAATGTGCGCGACAATATTAACTGATACGCAAGTTTTACCGACACCATTGGCGGCCGAAAATAATACAATAAAATTATCCTCTCCTACCTTTTGGATAAACTCTTCACACTTTCCGTTTGGTTCATAAAAGCGAAACTTCTCTTTGTCAAATCTAAAAACTTTCTCCTCTTTAACCTCACGAAGTTTAGACAAAACCTTTTCCGGTTCTGTTGTTCCACACAAATCAAAAATCTTTTTTTCTAACTCTTTATCTTTTGGCATTGTTGTTCTTTAAGTTTCTTTGTTTTAAATATCCCTTCCTGTGCTTTCTTAATTTCATAACCTTATTAAATTTTTTCTGTTCTTTGTTCATATACTTTTTTCTTTTGACTTTTTAAGATTAAGCCCTTCCGGATCGTCTAACGAAGTTCCACCCTTTGATTTCTCTGTCCCGATTAACTCCCACCACTTCACCGGAGTTTCACTTTCAAAATATATATTCCTTCCTTGCATTAGATCGTAGCAATGTTGGAATATCTCACTGGCAATTCCTTTTAGTTCGGCCTCAACTGTTTTAAGTCCGAAGCCAAAGAAGCCGGGTATCTGATACTTGACTTTAATTACATCATATCGCATAACTCTTTTTGGTTTTCTGAAAGGAAAAGACATACAAGGTTCTTGATATTCTATGCCATTCACTATCTTACTCCCTGCAATCTCTTTGTGGGTTTTTGATTCCACTATTTCCGGATTGATTATAACGTCGTCTGCAAACATTTTCTCTTTGATACAATCAGGTGCGACCACAAAAAAAGCCATTGGAGTTTGACTGACTTGCATATTAGCTATTGCAAATGCTTTGTTATAAAAGCCCTTGAATTTTCCTAACACGATAAAGCGCCTCATTTCTGTTGCTTCCTTTTTAATCTCTTTGTAAGAGGCGACTGGCTTTGATATTTTATAATGTATTTTTATTATTTCCATTTTTTTATTTTAACTTTTTTGGTGATAGGGGTCAACGATATGAAATCCCCAAGCTTGTTTATGAGGTTTGCCCTGACGACTATGGTTCACCGTGCTTTTCATTCCCTTAATTGTTCGGAAATAAAAGCTTTCTATTTCACGTGTAAATTTATCTTTAACTTCTCCTCGTTTTTCTCTTTCTTCCGGAGTTTTAGCTTTCCATTTTTTATTACATTCTTTACAAAACTTCCAACCCCTCATTTTCCACTCGTAGCTTAATAACTTTCCACAACCCTTGCAAAACTTTTTCTCTGTTAAATCCATAATTTTATTAAATTAAAAAGACCTTTTATTTCTTTAATAAAAAGTCCATAAGAGTTTTCTCAAACTCTGCTAAATCCTTATTAGACAAATCCTGATATTTTCTTTTAACAAGCGCTATCTGTTCAGGCGCGTAAGCCCCATAAAGTTTATAAGCCATATCAACTGCGTCTTTCCTGATCCTTCCGTCCGGTGCTTGAAAAAAAGCTACCTTCCCAGTATAAAAATCCGGTTTAATGTAAATAAGTTTGCAACCCGGAACGCTCTCAACTATTTCCTTAATTTCTTCGTCGCTTAAATACTTTGTGTTTTTTCCCTTCCCAGTTTTAGGAAAAATATAATGTTCAATACTGGCGAAGTCAACCAATTCTTCGTGCCTCATTGCTAATTTACTTTTTGGAAGAAACATACCCATAAGCTCGTTCCACGTTTCAGTTCCTTTTAATAAATGTGGATTATGAGCATAACCTTTAGAATAATCAACAGCTTCCATTAGAGTTTTCATTGACGGTAACTTGCCATTATTTTTTTTACTGATCGCAATTATTTTTTTAATCAGCTTTTTTGGTCTTTCTTTTACTTTTCTTTTTATTTTTCCCCCCATAAGTTTATTTTATTTCTTTAGAAAATCCCTAACGCTTGCGTATAGTGAAAGTTCTTATTCTTTTTGAGTTCTCCTTTA